GGGCTGTTCTTCGGAGGCGGCCTCGGGCAACTCGGCGTCCAGGCATTGGGAGGGCTGAGCGTGCTGGCGTGGGTGGCAGCGACCAGCCTTGCGTTGTTCCTGGCGCTGCGAGCCACCATGGGGCTGCGCGTGAGCGCCCCTCGGGCCAGTCCAGCGCAGCCGGTGGTCGCGCGCACGGGGTTCTGCAGGTTTGTGCGTGGGGTTTTGCAGATGTCGCCAGGAGCGCGCTCCGGAGTACATACCATCCCCGTGGCGGGTTCGCGCAGCTCGTTTTCAACGACGCTGCATCGCCCGTGCACGGGGAATGCACTACCACATGTAGTAGGGGGTCACTTGTCCCCTTTGCTGCCTCCTCGTCGCGGTCCTGGGATCTTGGTCAGCTTGCGGTCGGCCCGCCTGCGCTGGGTGCGTGTCAGCTCGTAGTTGGTGATGATGAGCTGCTCGCCGGGCTTCCACTCGCCGCTGAGGGTGTAGGGCGCCTCAACCGCGTACCGGTACTGCCCTTCATACATGGCCCGCACGTCCGCATGATCGTTGTATGTCAGCAGCCAGTGGCCCTGGGCGGCCGCCAGGTTCTCCCGGAGCCGCTCGTGGTCCTCCTGCGTGAAGGGCACGCGGTACTCCTCGCAGCCGAGGTAGGGCGGGTCTACGAACAGGCATGTGTCCGGGCCATCGTAGCGGTGGATTACGCCCGCAAAGTCGTCGCGCTCGATGTAGACTCGGCTCAGGCGCTCCCGGATCTCCTCAACTCGGGCGACCATGCTCTCCAGGTGGAAACGTGGCGGACGCACCTTCCAACTGCCCGGCGTCTCGCACTTCGCCCCGTAGCTGCTCGTCAGGACGTAGTAGAACCGCGCGGCGCGCTGAATCTCCGTCAGGCCGGGTTGGTCCCGGAGCAGTTCAAACATCTCGCGGCTGGGCACCAGCAGGTCCAGCTCGCGCAGAAGTTCCTGCGGGTGATGCTTGACTGAGCGGAACAGGGCCACCAGACGGCCGTCCAGGTCATTGTAGATCTCAACGCGCGACGACTCCTTTCTGAACAGGACCCATGCGGCCCCGCCGAAGACCTCGACGTAGACGCGGTGCTCGGGGAGCAACGCGCAGATTGTCTTTGCCATGCGGCTCTTGCCGCCCATCCAGGCGATGAAGCTGTTCACATGCCTTTCCGTTCCCAGTGCCCCGGTTGGTGTCACGTTTGCACTGCTCCGGTTGTGTCAGATTGCGGCTGGCCCCCATCGGCCGGGCTGCTGGCACAGTCCGGTGAGGAGGCGAGAGTGTCCCGGCCTCCTCGGGGCCGGCCACCTACCGCGGCCCGGAGCTGGGCCGCCGGCTGGGCGGCGGCGTCGGAGCCCAGGGTGCGCTCGATCTCGTCGGCCAGGTGGCGGAACTGCACGGCGAGGCGCTGCCGCGCCCAGGCGAGCGGATCCGGGCCGCTGATCAGGGGCGCCGCGCCGCCGAAGTCCTGGTTCTGCTTGGCAAAGAGGCCTGGCGCGCCGACCTTGTTCTTGCCCAGGCTCGCGTGGCCGGGGCCGTCCGCCCAGCGGTAGACGTAGCTGAGCCACTCGGTGGGCGGGCGGTAGGGATGGGCCACGCGCAGCCGCCCAAACTCGGCCCACAGGGCTGCGGCCTGCCCACTGTGCAAGGGCGGATAGGCCGGTTGCTCGAGGGCTAGGGCGGCCAGGCGCTTGAACACCATCTGCCCCTCGAACAGGTTGCATCGCTTGCCGGCGAGCGTCCAGCCGTCGCGGGGGCCCTTGGCGTACCACGCCGCGCGGGCCTTGGCGCAGGCGGCCCCGTCGCAGCCCAGGAGCGCGCGTACGGCGCACGACAGGTGCCACGGCAGGTACAGGTCGTCGTCATCCCAGTGCGCCACAAGCGGCGTCTGGGCGGCCTGGAGCAGGGCCTGGCGCTTGTGTCCGAGCGTGGCGAAGCGCGCCACGTGGTTCCACATCATGATCGGGGCACCCAGGAACTCCTCCATGTCGTCGGAAAGCCGGATGCCCTGGTCGGCGTCGTTGAAGATGAGCAGGCGGCGCGGGCCGGGGTAGTCCTGCAGCAGGAAGCAGGCCACGGCGTCGCGTAGGCGCTCGAACCGCCCGTAGGTGGGGCACAGGCACGTCACGGCGGGCCATTTATCCGTCACGATGCCGCCTCCATACCGGTTGGGTGCGGTTCATGGTCCAGGCGGTCGACGGGTCTGCCGTTGCGATAGACCATTTCGAAGCGCCGGATGCCCGTTTCCCAGGGGCAGGCCCGAAGCTCATCGATGCGTTCGGCAACACTGACGGGCAGGCGTCGAATGTGATCCTGCCGGCTGTGTAGAAGCTTGTTCAGGGCTATCGCGTGAAGATCCCGTGGGGCCCGCTTGGCCAGCTTCGCGTATTCATCGCAGCGGCCGGGGCAGCCGGCCTTCTGCCAGCGGGTGCAGGCGGAGCGCTCAACGAGGCGCCAGTCGGGCTTGACGCCCTTCAGGTGCCAAAACAGGGGCTGGCCGCTGCCGCGCGTCGGCCCGACGCCCGCCGGCTTGTCCCAGCCGGATCGCTCCATACGCCAATGGAAGCCGTGGTGTTTGCCGCGGTCAACGAACAGGTGGCAGCGGTCGTAGGCCCGGACCCGCTGCGTGGTATGAAACCAATCGCCCCAGAGCTCGACGAGCCCCAGGTTTGTGGTGGCACCGCGTTCGGCGATCTCGCGGAGGCGCGGGCCGGCGCCGGGCATCAGCACGTCGTCGGCGTCGATCCAGAAGAGCCAGTCCATCTCGACGTCCTGGCACATGCAGTCGCGCACGTCGATCCGACCCATCGGCTCGTCAAAGCGTACGGCCTTGATGTGCTTGTGCCGCGCACGGGCGTCGGCGATCACGTCCGGCGTCTCGTCGATGGACGCGTCGTCGCAGACGAAGATCAGGTCAAACCACGGCGCGGCCGCCTCGAGGCAGAACCAGAGGGTATAGGCGTCGTTGTGCGCGGGGATCATGGCGGTCAGGCGTTTGCGCGTGCTCATCGCGTCCTCCAGGCGGTGATGCGGCCTTTGTGGTCCTTGCGGCCATACGTTTGGGTCTGAAACCCCAAACGCTTGAAGAACCAGGGCTCCGGCGCCCACTTGTGCTCCTGGTGGGGGTTCCCATCGACGGCTCCCTGGTCGTGCCGGCCCCAGGGGCAACCGACGACCAGGGCGTGTTCCCAATACGGCTCCAGGACTCCCCTCCTACCCGGCCAGAGAATATCCTCCGCCTCGACGCGGCCCACGTGCTCGGGCCCGTGCCACCAGATCACCACGTCGAAGGGGGCGAAGTCCGACACGCCCGTCGCGTCGAGCTCGCGCACGTCGCCCACGATCACCCGCGCCACCTTGTGCTTCGGATCGGCTCTGAGCTCGCGCGCGTAGTCGGGCCATACCTCGAGCACCGTCACGTCCATGTGCTCGATCATGCCATAGAGCTGGAAGCGGTCTGTGTTGGCCCCGATATAGAGACATGTGCGCCAGGCGGCCCAACCCGGTAGCACGTCGAGCAGGCGGCGCCCGCGCGGATCGACGATCCGGTCCCTCGGTCTCATCGCTTGCCTCCGAGCCCCTTGTAGCTGAGCTTGCCGATGTGCGTGAAGACGGGCTCGACGGGCCAGGCGACCCGGCAGCCCATCTCGACGCTGCGAAGGCGGGAGTCGGCACCCGTCGAGGCGCCACGGACCAGGTCCAGGGCGAAGCCGAGCCGAGAGACGGTCGGCGGATGCCCCCACCAGGCCCGCCCGAGCCGCCAGCGCTCGCCCATGTGATCGATCTGGTGCCACTGGATCGGCGGCCCGCCGAGCCGACCGTCGCGCCCCATGCGCATCTGCCTGCGCTCGAAAAGCCAGACCGCATCGATGCCCCGCTGCAGCAGGCTCCGAATCGGCGTGATGGGGATCGGGCGGACCGAGTGCCAGTCATTCTCCAGCACAAGCACCAGGTCGTCGGCCGATGCGATGCAGGCCATGGCCTCCAGGGCGGCCTCGAACATGCCGGCGATCCCGGCCGGCCGCTCCGCACGGGCGAGGCAGGGCACCCCGAAGCCCTTGAACAGGCCCGGCAGCATGGGATGGTGTCCGTGCTCCAGGGCGTGCCAGACGTGCAAGCCTCGGAACGCGAAGTTCTTCAGCCACAGGCTGTCGAGCGTCTCGAAGGTGTACGCGTAGCGCTGCCAGGCCAGGATGACGATGTGAATGGCCGGACTCATGCTCACCTCGTAAAGAACATGGCGTTGCGGCGGACCCAGCCACAGCCCTTGCCGAGCTCCAGCACGCGGCACCGCCATCGCTCGGTCTGATCGGGCCGGTGGCGGTAGCCCATCCGGCCCAGCGCCTCGATCCAGTGCTCGGGCGGCTGCTCGTTGACATGATGGTGTCCGCCCTGACCGGGCGGAGCCGCGGTCAGGAAGATGCGCTGTGCTCCCGTGAACCACCGCAGGTAGGCCGCTTCCGCCTCGGGCTCAATATGCTCGGCAGCCTCGATAGAGCAGACAAACTCGTGCGCGCCGATCCAGGGCGGCGGCGGCTCGCGCAGGTCACGGAGCATTATGTCGGGGCGGGCCGCCTCGGACGCCGCCTGCAACGCGCCCTCGCTGCCGTCGATGCCCAGGGTCGGGATGCCCTGCTCGGCAAACCACTCGACGAGCCAGCCCGCGCCGCAGCCCAGGTCCAGGACGGCGGCCGGCCGCCACAGCTCCCACATGGCCTGGGCGAAGTGACGGTAGCGCTTCCGATAGGCGCGGCGCTGCTGATAGCGCCCAGCCGGGTAGATGTCTGTCAGACTTTCGCTCATGTTGCCTCCTCAGTCCAGGTAGCCCAGGGCGCCCAGGCGTTCCTCGACGGACGGCGCCGTGGACCCGCCCCGGCGTTCGAGCCAGGGCACCTCAAAGAGCTTCTCGTGACGCCAGTTCTCTTCGTGCCCAAACCGCCGCTTGCCGCCGATCTCTTCCCCCAGCAGCTCACCATGGTCGGACGTGATGATGACGTGTCGGCCGCTGAGCATATCGGCCAGCATCATGGCGGCGTCGAGCGCCAGGGCCAGGTTGGCGTAGTAGGCCTCGCGGAGGTGCTCCCAGGTCAAAGCACCGCGCGCGACGGCTCTGTCCGGGTGCTCGAGCTCGTGGCAGGCGTGACCCAGGCCGTCTTTGTGGCGGCCCCAGCGGCCCACGGCCAGGGGCACGGCGCCGATGTAGGGGGAATGCGGCTGCAGATAGTGGGCGACGATCCGGCGGTCGCGGAGCCGGCCGGCCTGCCAGTCCGTGCCGATCCGCAGGTTGACGGCCAGCGGGTGCACGCTCGGGATCTGGAGGTCGCTGTGGTAGCCCCAGTGGAGCTCAGATAGGTCCACCAGGTCGACGGGTAGCCGGGCACGGTGGATCTCGCCGCAGGGCTTGGGGTTGGCCGAGTAGTAGGTCACATCCGGGCCGACGATCCGCGGGACGACCCGGCGGATCCAGTGCTTGGTGCAAACGGCGGGCGAGCGGACGGCCTCCGCTTCGGGTCGCAGCCGGTGGAGGGCGTCCGCCCGGCAGGCGTCCAGGATCATCAGGACATCCCAGTGCGTGCGCAGGAGTCGTTCGAGCTGATCGGTCACTCGTTGCCCTCCGCGAGATAGAGCTGGTAGAGAAGTCGCTCAATGCGGGCCATCGCTCGTTCCGTGGCCTCCTTGTAGACCCGCTTGCGGTCGGTCAGCGAAGACCGGTCGCAGCCGACGTGAGCACATTCATGGAAGAGAACAGCGACTGGATCGACGCCTTCTTTCTCGCAGAGATCGCGACGGATCCCCACGAGGCCGTGCATGCGCCAAGTCCATAGCGTGCTCCCGCCCGCATACTTTGCTACCCCCCGCAGGTCAGCCTCCGCCAGGACCGCGTCGTCAAAGATCAGCTCGATGGTCCAGTCGCGGATCTGCAGCTTGCGCTGCGCCCAGCGCAGGGCCCGCCGGAGGGTCCGTTTGTCTCGCCACTGATAGGCCGGGTCACGCATCAGGCTTCTCCCACGGGATCGCGCACCCAGGCGAAGCCCTGGAGCACGTCGTAGTAGCTGGTCTCGCCCGCGTTGTCGCTTCGGACGTCAACGCGGAACTTTGTGCGGCCGCTGCCGGGCAGACCGGCGGTCTCGGCACCGGTGGCGTTGAACTCCAGCGTCATGACGTTGCCGTCGACGCTGGCGGACGCCGTGAGGACCAGGTCGGCCGTGCCGCCGGCGCGGATGCGCGACAGGATCACCTCCCACGTCCAGGCGTCGGCTCCGGCGGGCCAGCCGTTGGTGTTCGTCAGCTCGATGGTGAAGGGGTCCTCGGCCGGCGGCCACATGGAGCCCCGGACGATGTCGCCCCACTCGTTGCGCGTGTAGTCCAGCATCTGTGCGTGCTCCTATGGAATGGTCTCGGCGATGGACGGTGGCCCGTAGCTGACGGCCAGACGGTGCGCGGGCACGGTGGCCTCGATGAGCGGCGCCTCCTTCGTGGCCTCCAGGACCGGCCCGACGCCGCCGGCCTCGGTTGTGGTTGGCCCCGGCGCCTCAGTCGTCGTGGTCGTGGGCGGCGGCGCCTCGGTCGTGGTGGTCGTCGGCGGAGCTGCTTCGGTCGTGGTGGTTGTCGGCGGCGGCACCTCGGTCGTGGTGGTCGTTGGGGGCGGGGCCTCGGTCGTGGTGGTCGTGGGCGGCGGCGCTTCGGTCGTGGTGGTTGTCGGCGGCGGCGCTTCGGTCGTGGTGGTTGTCGGCGGAGGTGCTTCGGTCGTGGTGGTCGTTGGCGGCGGGGCCTCGGTCGTGGTGGTCGTAGGAGGCGGCGCCTCGGTCGTCGTGGTCGTCGGCGGAGGGGCCTCAGTCGTGGTGGTCGTGGGCGGCGGCGCTTCGGTGGTCGTGGTCGTCGTAGCCGCCGCCTCGTTCAGGTCCAGGTTCGCCACCTGCCCGCTGAGCGGGTTGGGCGCCCCACTGTTGTGGGTATTGATGGCAAAAATGGTCGAGTAGGTGCGGTTGTCCTGCGTGGCGATGGTCAGCGTATCCCACAGGACGCCGCCGTGCGAGCCCGTGTAGATGCGTATATCCCAATCGTTGCCGTCGCGGTCGATCTGGACATATGCCCAGGTATCGCGCCCAAAGGCGACAGTCTGGTCGTTGTCGCCGTCCTCCGTCTCGCGCACGTAGAGTATGGGATTCGCCTGATACCAGCGGAGGTACACGGCTTCTTCCCAGTTCGTGTTCCACCTATATGCATTGTCCACGCTGTTGGCAACCGCCCAAATCACGGCGATGCCATCTGGCCCGTCGTAATCCGTGACCTGGCTGTCGAGGTGATGCTCGAACGTCGAGCCGAAGGTGTGGCCCGCCTCGTAGACCCAGCAGTCCTCGGCGCGCGTCAGGCCCGTAAACGTGATCGTATTCTGGGCTATGTCGAGCCGGCCGTTCGTGTCTTGCTTGGTGTAGGTGGTGAAGTCTTCGTATGGGTCGGCCAACTCCCGCGCCTGGGCGCTGCCGGCGAATACCGTGGCCAGGTCGATGCTCTGCAACGCCGCGGAATCGTCCCGCAGCTCGCGGGTCTGGGCCTTCTGCCCCAGCCACGGCGAGGGCTCCGCCTCGTCCCGCGCCCGCTCGGCCAGGGGCCACAGGGCGTGGCGCAGGCGCACGATCTCGCGCGAAATCGCCCGGTTGCGGGGCAGGAACTCACGGCGTTCCCACTCCAGGGCGTCGGCGGGGTTCATCGCCGCGCAGCGCTGGTTGCGGTCCCTGCGCGCCTTCTCGCGCAGGACCTCCAGCCACTCGTACCGCTCCTGGTCGGTCGTGAGCGCTTCGGGGGTGTTGAGGCTCAGATCCGCCACTTAGAGTCCTTCCAGCATCGTGATCCAGGTCACGAGCCAGTCGTCGAAGTGCACGGCCGCCCAGGTCGCCAGGGCCAGCAGGCCCAGCAGGGCCGCCCAACAGCAGGCCGCCATCCATATGCCGGTCGCGCGCACGTCATGCCTCCAGCCCGGCCTCCTTTTTGATGGCGTCGACCACGGCGTCGACCCGCTTCTTGCCCACGGCCGTGGCGGCCGCCGCGATCTCGCGCTTGGTGCCCGCCTCTACCTTCTCCGCCTCCTCCACACCCACAACAATCGCGCGCAGAGCCGTCCAGGTGTCCCGCCCTTTCCGCCTGGCCAGTAGGAACCAGACGACGGCCGCCAGGCCGACCAGGGGGACCGCGAGCGCGACCCAGGGGTATCGGTCCACCAGCACGCCGGCCGCGATGAGCGCCGCGCCGCCGGCGGCCAGCCCCAGGCCCGTCCAGACCTGCTTGAGCCAGACCAGCACGAGCGTGCCGGCCAGCACGGCCAGGCCGCCCATCACAAAGAGCGGGTTGCTGCCCGTCGAACGGGCGCGCTCCCAGAAGCTCACGGGCGATTCCCCTCCACCGGCCTCCGGGCCGGACGGCAGGCTCACCGGGGGAGCAGAGGTGTCCAGGCTCTCGGGGGCTTCCGGCGTCAGAATGGTGGCCCCCTGGGCTGTAGCCGCTTCGCGCCTGGCGGCCCCGCCGCCCTGGCTCTGCTCGCGGCACGTGGCCTCCACCGTGACCGCCGGCCGCAGGGCCTCGCGCACGGCCCCCAGGACGACGTCGCCCAGGCTGGCGGGCACGGCCTCCGGCAGATCGGGCAGGTCGCCCAGCTCGACGGGGCCCGGCCCCGGCTGCCAGACCGTGATTGTCACGCGCCGATCCGTGTCGACCGTGGGGTGCGTCGTCTCGCTCGAGCGCGTGGCCACCGAGCGCCCCGCGCGGATCCACGTGCATCCGACGGCCGAGACCAGCGTCAGAAGCAACATCAGTCGGATCGTCATGTCCTTACCTCCAGGATCTCTTGGGTCTCGCGTTGGAGGCCCTGCCAGGCGCGCAGCCGCTCGAACACCTCGCCTCGGCGCTCGTAGTGGCCGCGCTTCGTGCACAGCGCCCGCCCCTTGTACTGGGTCTTAAGCTCGCGCCAGCGCTTGCCGAGCTCGCCGGGGATCAGGCAGCCGCCGGCGCGCCCGCCCGTGATCGAGAGGCAGACGTTGATGTCGTCGCCGAGCCGCTCGGTGGGCGGCACCTGATCAAAGGGCGGGTTGACCAGGGGCACACGCTGAAGCAGCTCGCGCCGGAGCAGCATAAAACGGCCCTTGACAAAGTCGACGCGGCGGTCCTGCTGGTTCTTGGTCCCGTTGATGTGGCGCCAGGCGCGGAAGGGCCGGCCGTCGATGCGCTCGACGCCGAAGAAGCCGACGACGCCGTCCGGGCACTTGGTCCGGTGCGCCTCGACGGCATCTTCGAGCACGCGCACGTCGCCCAGCAGCAGGTCGTCGTCGTGCGTGCAGACGTAGGGCGTGGTGGCCAGGCCGGCGAGGAGCCAGCGCGGCCAGCAGCGCTCGTTGACGCTGGACTGAAGGTGCAGCCCCACGAGCGGGTGCTCTTCGAGGGGGACGCCCTCGCCGCCGTCCTGGTGGAAGAGCAGCGGGTTGCCGTTGTTCCAGACGTAGACAGTCAGAGGCACGGTTTGGGCCGCCAGGCGGTCCAGGATGGGGCCGATGTTGTCGGGCCGGCCCCAGTTCAGCAGCAGCACCGTCACGAGGGGGGCCGCCCCGTCCGCACGGGAGGACGCGCCGCCCGCCGAAGGCCCAACGGGCGGCTGTTGTGGCACGGCCGGGGCGGCGGTCTGCGCACGGGCGTGGCCGGACGCCCGGCGCTGTTTCGCGCGGTTCTTGAGCTGGTGCTCGATTCGCTTCTTCTCCTTCTTGATCTGCTCGTGCTCGATCTGCCGGCGGTCAGCGGCCGGGTGCATGATGATGCGTCCGCCGGGCCGGACCAGGCCCTCTGCAACGGCCCTGCACTCCCCTTGCAGCTCGCCCCCGACGAGGACCAGGTCGTAGGGGCTGGCGTCGCGGTCGGCCCAGAGGCGCGGGCGCTCGACATAGTCCTTGTCGAGCGAGATCTGCTCGAGCTTGATCTCCGTGGCCTTGCAGATCTCGGCCCAGTTACGGTAGCGGTGGCCGTCGAGCTCGATGGCGTGGATCGCGGCGTCGGGCGCCAGGTCGCGCAGGCGGAGCAGGGCCTCGCCGGGCCGCCAGCAGAGGACGCGGGCGCCGGCCGGCAGCGCGCGGGCCGCCGCCTCCACCTCGTCCATCCACTCGTGATCCGGATGCCGCTCGGCCACGGTGGCGCCCTTGCCGCACAGGTGGGTCCAGATCTCCGACACCGGCCTCTTCCATGTGTCGACGGGCACCGGCTGGATGCCCTGGAGGATGCGCGCGACCTCCTTCTGCCCCAGGCGGTTCTCACACCAGGCGCGGAAGCGCAGGTCGAAGACCTCCGGAGGCAGCAGCAGGCCCATGGCGCGCGTGATGTTGCGCCACTTCTGCTTGCCGGCCTTGGCAATCGGGTTCGCCTTCTTAAACAGGTGGCTGATCCACTCGTCCCGACTGGCCAGGATCGGCACGTCGAGCAGGAAAGCCTTGACGTCGAGGGCCTCCTCGCTGTGGCCCCAAAGGCCGGCGGTGTCCTCCCAGAGCTGCCCGGTGGGCTCGGATAGTCGGTCGATGGTGTCCCGGCTCATGACGTAGCCCGCGCCCATCATGCCGGGCACGCGACCGAAGGGCTGTTCAGGCACGGCGAGCCGCCACTTGGGCTGGAGGCCGCACTCGCGATTCCAGAAGACGCAGCAGCCGTGGTAGCCGGGCTTCTGCTGGTTGAAGTGGCAGCAGGAGCTGCAGATGACGGCCTCGGTCGTGAGGGCTTTGTGCGCCAGCGCCTCCAGCCCGCCCGGCTTGAACCGCATGTGGGCGTCGTGGAAGCTGAGGACGTGGCCCGTCGCGGCGGCGGCCCCGGCGTTGCGGCTGCGGCCCACGCCCCAGGGCTCGTCGTGGCGGATGTAGGTGAGCGTGGCATCGCCCAGATTCCAGTCGTCGCGCCCGTCGCAGGAGCCGTCCGTCGAGGCATCGTCGATCAGAATGATCTGGAGCTCGGCGTCGTTCACGGACGCGGCGGCCGACTCCAGGGTTTGGCGGACCTGCTCGCCCTCGTTGAAGGCCGTGAAGATGGCGCTGATGGAGAGGCGCTCGATCCGCTCGGGGCAGCTCGCGCACCGCTCGCGCGGCACGCTCCTCACAACCGCGTCGAGGCGGCGGCAGGCGACCTTGCGGCGGCACGTGCGGGAGGGCGAGCCGAAGATGCAATGGCCGGCGCCCCCCTCGGGCTCCGCGGCGCGGGGTTTCTCGGCCGGCAGCCCCTCGGCGGCGGCGTCCCGGAACATCTGCAGGCGGTCCTCTCGGCTCACTTCGGCTCCTCCATCGGCTGGATATCTCCCTCGAGGATGGCGTCGGCCGTCTCCGGCAGAATCAGCCCGGCCCGCACCGGCAGCAGCAGGCGGCGGGTCATTTCGTGCTCGTCGAGCCCGCGGACCAGGGCCGCGACGAGCGGCCCGAGCACCTGGCGCTCGCGCACGAGACGCTTCGCCCCTGCGGCCGCGCGTTCGGCGTCCAGGTCGACCGGCTCCAGGTCGCGCCAGAGGCCCAGGGGGCAGTTGTCGACCGGCCCGGCCATGAAGTCGTTGTCGAGCACGAGCTCTTTATCGAGCGCGATGCAGCGGGGCCACCGCCAGACGCTCGCGTGCGCATTGCGCCGGTGCTCACAAGCCGCGCAGCGGCGGATGCGTGCCTGGAACGCGCCGGGATCCATCACGGGGCCTCCGTGGATGTGACGTTGCAGTTGTAGACCGTGAGCGAGCCGGGACAGTGGTCCTCGCAGTTCAGGTGCGAGACGTTCGAGTAGTTGCCGCCGGGGCAATCGTTGTTGGCTGGCCGGTGGTAGGTGCAGCGGATATTGCCACAGATCCCGTTGTTGACTTCGAAGCTCCAACCCGGCAGGTTGCCCGAGCGGGCGCACTGGATGCTGACACTGATGGCCGTGTCGGTGGAGGAGTCGAACCACCAGACGCAGGGGTCGACTTCGTCTTGGACGAACGTCATCAGCCCGGCCGTCGGGAAGATGTTGGTGCAGTCCTCGGGATCATCGCTGCAACCGAAGCTGCCCACGTCCACGCACAGGGTGTAGGGGCAGAGGCTGCACGAATCTGGGCAGCCCGTCGTGGTCGTGGTCGGCGGTTCGGCCTCGGTCGTGGTGCCGCCCGCCGGCTCCGTTGTCGTCGGGCCCCCGGCCTCGGTCGTGGTGCCGCCCGCCGGCTCCGTCGTGGTGGGGCCGGGCGCTTCAGTTGTGCCGGGGCCGGGGCCGCCGCCCGACGTTGTGGTGGTCGTCGGGGGCTCCGGTGCCTGGGTCGTCGTGGAGCCGGGCGCCTCGGTCGTCGTTGTGCCAGGCGCCTCGGTCGTCGTTGTGCCGGGCGGGGCCTGGGTCGTCGTAGTGCCGGGCGCTTCGGTGGTCGTCGTGCCGGCGGGCGGCTGGGTCGTGGTCGGCCCAGAGGGAACGGTGGTCGTCGGGCCGGGGGCCTCGGTGGTCGTGGTGCCGGGAGGCGCTTCCGTCGTCGTGATGGGCTCGATCTCGCTGCCGTCGTCGTGGATCTCGGGGGCGTCCGTCTGGCAGTCGTAGATGTCCTCGCTCAGGTCGAGGTCGCGCGCGGCGAACAGGTTCATCTCCAGCCGCCGCTTCAGCTCGGAGTACTCTTCGAGCATGAAGAAGGTGTTCGCCACGCGGATGTCCGTGGTGTCGGTGCGGAGATCCCAGGTGACCTCAACGGCATTGACGGCCAGTGTCTCCCATGTCATGGGATCGAGCGTGCACTCGGGCGCCTCCGTGGTGCTGGCCTCGCCGCAGACGAGCGGGCCGAGGTTGACGACGTTGTAGCGGCGGCTGAGGGTGTAAGAAGCAAAGTCAACCTCGTCGACGCGCAGCGTGCCCTGGCGGCGGACGTTGCAGTAGAGCTCGAGCAGGCGCTCGGCCAGGATGCCCATGGCCACCTCGTCGTCGGCCTCGCCGGCCTGGGGGTAGCTCGTGGTGTGCTTGAAGGCCGGATCGTAGACCGTCCGCGTGCGCTCGTAGCCGTAGCAGTGGTAGGCGTCGCCGTCCGGGCCGGCCGTGACGGTGAACGGGATCTCGGCCCAGTACCAGCCCCACAGTTTCTCGCCGACTCCGAGCGCGGGCACCTCGTTGAAGCCGATGATGCCGCAGGGCTTCATCCAGGTCGGGTAGACGTGCGAGGAGGGTGAATAGATCGTCTTGGCCCCGGCGTCCGTGCCCACGTAGACGCGGGGAGTGAAGCTGTAGCCCATGTAGCCGGCGGGCGGCGTGTAGGCGCTGGCGTCGTCGATGGGGCGGGAGCAGAAGCGGCGGGTCTCCTGGCACAGGGCGTGGTAGGCGGCATCCCAGTCACGCCAGGGGGCGGCAACCTGTTCGAGCTCGCCCAGGTTGCCGCTGCCGGGATTCCCCGTCCCTTCGATGTTGGCCGGCTGCTCTTCCTGCAACCGGTCGGTGCCCTGGATCGCGATGGTGGAGCAGACGCCGTCCAGGCTCCAGGTCAGCTCGTTGCCCAGCAGGCGGTAGTCCGTGCCGCCGGCGTCCTGCCACTGGCCGTGCTCGCCGGCCTCGATGTCGGTCTCGGGCAGGGCGTTCAGGTCGCGGAGCACCAGTGCCCCCGTATTGGGATGGATATACCAGCCGTAGAATCCGCCGTTGAGGGCCACCAGCAGGCTGATCGCGTCGGCCACGCTCGTGTTGTCCACCACAAACTCGCCGACGACGCTGTCCAGGGCGAGCCAGTCGGCAGCCGTGTAGCCCGCGACGTCGGCCATCGTCAGGTAGGTATCCACGATGCAGCAGGCGTCGCCGTGGTGGGCGGGGATGTCCGAGCCGAGCGCGGGCAGGCCCAGAGCGTGCTCCAGGATGTCGATCACGATCTCGCCGGCCGTCCACTTGCCGCCGTCCGCGCCGGGCGAGTCCTCGCCGCCCTGGCCATCCGTGCACAGCATGCCCCGGCGATTCCAGATGTAATAGCCGCGCCCGTTGATGCGGACCGGTTCGTTCTCGAGGCGGAACCGCTTCCCCCTGGCAATGATCTCGACGCCCTCTGAGCCCACGCCGCCGGGCCGGATCACCGTCACGTTCCCCCGGAAGCGCACGCTGCCGCCCTCTTCGATCCGCACTTCATCCCACATGCGGACGCCGGTGGGCGCGTCGTGGCAGCCGGCGTAGGTCAGGCCCGCCTCCCACGGCGCGATGTAGCTGGCCTGCACGTAGTCGACGTGCAGGTTCACGTCGGCGTTCAGCACGCCATCGATGTAGACCGAGCAGTCGGCCAAAGGTCAGCCCCGTTGCTTGCGTCTCCAGATCTTGCCGATCACCACGACGACGAATGTGACGGCCAGCACCGCCAGCCAGAGGCCCCAGGGCGGCTGCGTGCCACCGGGCAAGCTGCGGGCCAGGCATCGCGCGAGCAAGCCCACGAACAGGAGCACGTGGAAGCCCGTCGCGGCAGCCGAGCCGGCGTCGCCCGCCCCCAGCATCAGGTAGAAGCCCCGCACGGGGCAGCCGTTCTCCCAGTAGTCGCCCAAGTCGCTCATGGCTCACACCTCCATCAGAAACTCGGCCTCGATGGCCGTGTGGTTCAGGTCCGTCAGCCCCGGCCGGACGCTCTCCAGCAGCACGTCGGCGTAGGTGTTGCCGTTGCCGGTAAGATCGACGTGCCGCGGGCCGATCCCGCGCACCAGGGCCTCGACGGCCTCCCAGATGGTCTGGGTCGTATCGACCAGGTGGCTCGTCACGATCAGGCGGATCCGCGCGTTGCTGGCGGGGCCTCTCGCGCGGGCTCCCCGGCAGCGCGGGATCTCGCGCAGGGGATAGCTGCGCGTCATTTCGATTCGGAGGCTGACGCCGTGGTCGCCAACGTCGGCGGCGTCGACCTGGTAGTTCTGGGCCGTGCTCGTGCCGCCGTACGTAGCGGGCGCGGCCGGCACCGCGCCGAACGCGCCCTGCGCCGAGACCTCGGGGGCCAGGAAGGTGTAGCGCACGTCCGCGAAACGAAAGGCCTGCACCTCGCCGCTGGCCCCGACGCAGACGGCGTCGCCGAAAACGGCCTGGTTGCCCAGATTGTCCTGCACGCCCAGCTCGCCGGGGTCGCTGGTAGCGAGGGCCAGCAGGATCTCGTAGATCCAGCGCTCGGCGTCGCCCATGTTGGCGCGCAGGCGCTGGCCCCTCACGCTCAGCTCCTGCGTGCCGCCTCCGGAATCCAGGATCCGCGCCGGGCTGCCGTGCGGCGTCAGGCTCAGGTTGCGGCGGTAGCCCGTGGTCGACGCGAACACGTGCGCGCCGAGCTCGATGTTGATCGAGCCATCGTTGAAGTATCCGGCTGCCACGTCGCCCTCCCGTCAGGTCCGCGCCTCGCTCAGGCGTCTGAAGCGCATCCGCAGGTCGAGGAAGTCGCCCTGCAACTTTCTGATTTCATCCTTCATTTCCTCTCCAGCGCGGAGGAACTCGAAGCCCGCCTGCTGTGCCGCCTGCTCGGCGGCGGCCGCGTTGCCGGCCATCTCGGTCATTTGGGTGCGCATCGCTTGCAAGAGCTTCGCCACGCCCCCGAACGCCTCGCCCAGCTTCATCTGAGCAGCGCCGGCCGGCGTGAGTTTGCCGCCGAACAGCCACTCGGCACCCTTCGCACCCGGCGTGATCCACCTGAGCCATCCGGGCACCCTCTCGCGCATGGCGCCGCCGATGGTCCTGCCGAGGGCGCCCTGTTGAAGGGCTGCACTCTGCTGCCTGGCGGCCCCGATAAGGCGGTCAAGGGTGCTGTTGATCTGCGTTTCGAAGCGCCGAATGAGGTCGCTCAGGAGCGACCACACGTACTTGGCGATGGCGTCTGCACCCCGCATCATAATCCCCAGGAGCTCCGGCAGGGTGGCTTGGATATCGGCCAGCAGACCCACAATCCCCTCGCGGATCGAGCCGAGCATCCGCTTGAAGCCCTCGGCGCTCCAGTCGATGCCCGTCAGCCACGCGATGGCCGCCCGCACCTTCGTGTCGACCACCTCCGCCCACTTCGCGCTCCAGTCGACCAGCTTCTTGAACCGGTCCCCGCCCACCAGCTTGATCAGCCACTCGTTCAGGTCGCTCAGGCCCTTGTTGAACCGCTCATACCAGGGCTCGGTCAGCTGCACGCGCAGGTCCTGCACGGCCCCGACGAAGGTCGACCACGGGCCGGAGCCCACGGTGGCCGCCGTCGCCGCCATGCCGCCGAAGCGCCGCTGCACGGCCGCCATCAGGTAGCCCACAAACTGCTCGGGCGTGCCCTGAAACTGGTTCTGCCCACTGAAGGTCGCGCCCTCGCGCTGGAGGTCGCGCATGGAAATGAGCGCCCGCCGCGCTCCCTCCATGGCCTCGCCGAACTGCCCGGTGTAGGCCCGCTGGAAGAGCGTGACGATCTGCTCCAGGGGCACCGACGCCCCGGCGGCCCAGTCGGCCAGGTCGCCCAGGAAGCGGCGGTAGTCGGCGCGGATCGCCGCCAGGCCGGCGGTCGATTGGAGCATCTGCATCGGCGTGAAGGGCGTGCGGAGGGACAGGTCGCGGGCGTACTTTTCGGCGTCCTTCGCCGCGTCGCCCAGCAGCTTGCGCAGCACCTGGCGGATGTCCGCCAGCTTCATGTTCTCGCGGATGCCCTTCACAAACTGCCAGGCGGTGAAGGCGCCCGCCGCCAGCACGGCCGTGGCAACGGCCTTGAACGCCCCTTTCACGATGCCGGTCACGACCCGCATCCCGACCCGCACGATGCCGGTGACGATGTTGATGGCTGCCCGCACGGCGCCCGTCACGATGCCGAGCCCCGCGCGCACGACGCCCAGCACGCCCGACATGGCGACCTTGGCGCCGGAGACCAGCACACCGAAGATGCCGCCCGTGGCCAGGCCGCCCAGGCCCAGCGTGCCGAGGATCCCGCGCTTGCCGACGAAGGCGGTTTTGGCGTTGCGGGCCAGGGCATTCATGCCCTTGGACGCCAGGTCCTTGAACTTTGCGACGATGCTGAACTCAAGGTCCTTCGCCATCGAGCCCCTCCATCACCTGCTTGCCGATACGCGACAGCGTCGCCAGCGCCTCGATCCAGCAGCGCGGCTCCCCCACAAGCTGCGCTGCCAGAACGGCTGCGCGCCGGTCCGCCGGCTGTCCCATGCGTGCCAGCATCAGTTCCTCCAGGAGGCCCGAGGGGGCGCCCGTCTCCAGCGCCCGCTCGACCTCCCTTACGAGTTTCCCGAGTGGATCAGGACGCCCTCAACCAGCCGCCGCACGACGGAGAGGGGTAGGCCACGCCAAATGGCTGACCGGATCGGGGCGTCGTGCTCGCTCGGGCATTTGCCGATGGTCCCGAGCGCGTAGGGGCCAACCAGCGAAGACAACTCCCAGCTCTCGATGGCGCGCGTGAGGATCGTGTCGACGATGCCCAGCGCCTGGTCGATCAGCTCGCCTTCCAGCGCGCCTTTGATCAGGTCCAGTACCTGGCCGATCCGCTCGATGCTCAACTCCTGCCAGTCGAAGGCGCCCTCGACGAGGCTGATCAGCTCCTTGGCGTGCTCCTGGATGTCTTCCAGAGACAGGGCCAGGATGGTGGCGTGGTCGTGCTCGGTCAGGCGGATCTGCGCGCGGACGCAGTCCGTGCGCTCCAGCCAGTCGGGGAGGCGGTCGGCCTCGTCGCGCAGCATGCGCTCGAGGCTCCGCCCAAACTCATGCAGCATCTGCTCCTGCTGCCGTTGGTCCTGCTTGCCCATCTGTCGCTCTCCTGAGCTAAGGGTGTGGGGGCGGCGCGGCCGCCCCCGCTCTCGTCACGTCAGGCCGGCGCCGTGGTGGTCAGCTCGGCCAAGGTCGTGGTGCCGCCAGCGGCCAGGTCGACGCCGTAGATGATGTCGCAGCCGCCGTCGTCGCAGCCGACCTCGAACCTCGGGCTTTCCTTGGTGACCTGGCTCGGCGTGCCGTCCTCGTCGCTCTCCTCCGGGTAGATGTAGGGGAGCTGTATCTGCCACATGTGCCCGTCCGGATGGCTGAACCGCGCCTCAAACGCCAGCGGGTTGCAGTCGCGGATGGCCTCGTTGATGGTGTCGCCGACGTTGAGCTCCGTCAGCTCCAGGCTGATGGCCCGCTGCTGGGCGATCAGGTAGCCGACGGTGCCCTGCTCAGTCCCGGCTGTCTGCACGTTCGGCCCCTGCGCCAGGTTGTTCTCCACCGTGATGGTGAACGCCTCCAAGTCGATCCGGTGGATGGCCCCGATGAGGATCGCAGCGTCCCGGAACATAAACGGCACCGGGGTCACGCCGGCGTAGGTAAAGCTGGCCTCCTCCAGGTCGTCGTTTTCGGCCTCGAGCTTGGCCACGCAGCCGAGCGTGAGCCGGACGTCGGCGTCGCCCGTGCCCGTGACGGCGATGGTAAGCCGGTCGATCACGGTGCCTGTGTAGCGGCGCGGATCCGTAGGTGTGAAGTGATCGACCGTATAGCTGTTCAGGTCGTGGGCCGCCGTGCGGGCCAGCGCCATGTCCAGCAGGTAGCCCGTGACCTCGGGCCACGGGTTGCAGATGATGTCGCCGCTCGACTGCAGCGAGTGGCAGACGTGCACGTGGCGACGGTAGTCGCCGCCGAAGTTTGTGTCGGGGCGGTAGCGCGGGCTCGTCGCCTTCAGCTTCATGCCGTCCTCGAGGATTGGCACGTAGACCCAGCTCGGAGCGGGGTTGACCGTCCCGAACGTGGCCTCCTGGCTGATGCGTATGTGCCGGCGGGCGCCCAGGTGGGGGGTCCCTATCGCTCCGGGCATCGATCTCTCCTCCGGTTACGTGGTGGCGAGCGGTCGCCGCCGATTCCACAGCAGCGTCACCCGCGTGGTTGTGATCCAGATGAACTGAGCCGCCTCCTTGTCCGTGCGCGCTTCCCATACCGTGCCGCTCGACTGCACGCTCGCCAGGCCGTCGCTCGCCAGCTCCATGGCATCCTCGTTGGCCTCGAGGACCACGTCGGCCAGCGCGGCCACCAGGTCCTCCATCGGCTCGGCGTCCTGCCCGACCACGCCGAAGTCGACCTGGAGGATCTGCGGGGTCTGCACAAAGGCGTTGCTGATCTGATCCCACTCCTGCTCGGCCGGCGCGACGGCACAGAAGGGGCACGAGCTCGGCTCGATGATCACGCGCTTGTGCAGGCCGGAACCGAACAGGAACCAGTGCGGCTCGGCGATGCGATCCAGCAGCAGTGCGTTCTGCTGGAGCCGGCGGACCAGGGCCAGACGTCCGCGCGTGAGGAAGTTCTCATTCGGCATCAGCCACCCTCCACGTGGCGCTTGAGGCGCCGCTCCAGGTAGTCGTAGTCCTCGGGATAAATCAGGGCCCAGGGCCGCGCGGGGATCCGCACCTTCGTCCGCAACGCGAACAGGGGCACCACGTCGCCGCCCTCCTCGATGGCCAGCACGCCCAGGTCCTCCGGTTCCTGGCCCGGCTTTGGCGGGATGCGGAAGAGGGCATCGCCGAAGTCCTTCGCCCGCTTGCCGTAACTGCGCGGGCTGATGGGGACGGTGAGCGCGCGGCGCCGCACCGGCCGGATTTCGCCGCCCCTGTGGAGGATGCCGCCGTACTTGAGCGGCGTGCCGACGCGCACCCGGTCGCCTCTGGCCTCGACCTCATAGGTCAGGCTGTTGCGGAGGCCGCCCGCCTGCACCGCCGGCGGACCGCCCGGCGGGCCGGGCTCGTGGCCCGGCGTGCGCGGAAACTTCAGCGTCCAGCTCCGCACCATGTGCGCCCCAAAATCCTCCGCGACGGGCTCCATGTCTTCGACGCGATCCGCCAGCTTCGCGATTTCGCGGGCGACTTTGCGGATGTTGGTTTTGATCGTGATGCCCGTCACAGCGGCTTGTCCCTCCCGAACAGGCGGTCCTGCGCGCTGGAGTGGACGGTGGCCGCGCCGCTCGATTCGGCGGGCAGGGGATCGACGCCGATGCCGATCTCCCCGGCCGCGATGCCCTCCAGCATCTTGATGCAGCGGTCGTAGGCCTTTTGTGCGTCCTCCGTCACGCTCTCGCGGCCCAGGCGCAGGTAGTACCAGGCCATGGTGGTCGCGCAGCGGCGGAGGCAGTCCGGCGCGGGCGTGATCGGCACGGCATACTTGACCTGGAGGTAGCTGTCGATCTCGTGGCTGGCGTCGCCGATGGCCTTGGCGACGGTGTCGGAGTCCGCTGCGCCGTCGCCGTCGTAGTCGGCCAGGGCCGTCAGGTTCTCGGACCGGTAGCGATCCTCCAGATCGTCCTGCGTGCAATAGCCAGGATGGGCCATGGGGCGCCCTCCTCATGCGGATGCTTGGGAGGGGGCCCTACGCCTCCTCGGTCTTCGTGCCGGTCTCGGGCTTCGCCTCGGGCTCGGAGGCCTTCGGCTTCACCTTCGGCCTGGCCGTGGGAGCGGGCTTGGGCTCCGGCGCCGGCGGCGCCTCCAGCCGTGCGCCGGCGTCGCGCAGCCGGGCTATGTGCTCGATGGCCGCCTCGTAGGGCGTCCGCACAGCGCCCCTGAGCGGCGCCCCGAGCAGAACGTGCAGACGGTAGAAGGCGATGTCCCCGGCGCGCTGCTGCAGCACCTGGGGCACCACAGCGCCTTCCGGCGCCGCGATCTGTTTGGCGATCATGGAGTTGGTCGCCGCACAGGCCTCGGCCACGGTGACGGCCAGGTCCTTGAGGAGCTTTTTCCGCTCCTCTTCGGTCTCCGGCTTCTCGCCGCTCAGGCGGACGATGTTGTCCGCGCCGAAGCGGGTGATGAGTTGATCGGGCGTGATGAACATACCGGCCTCCTTGTCGCAGGTGTCGTGCGGGCAAGGCCCGGCCCCACCGCCTGCACGGCGGGGCCGGGGCTCAGGAGAGCACCTGTTGCCCGTTCCCATCAGTCACGGCCGTCAGGCGGCCGTTGTGGTTGTATCGCCTTCCTCCCAGTCGCTCGCCTGAATCCGCCAGGGCTGCAGGATGGCCAGGACGTAGTTCACCCACGCCTTGAAGCGGTACTCATTCCGCGTGAAAACATGGTCGGAATCGTTGCTGATCTGCGAGTCTGTCGCCGGCCCCTCGCGCAGGTCGTTCACGATGGGCGGGCGCTCGTCGTCGATGACGAACCAGTTCAGGGTGTTGATCCGTGGCTCGACAAGTAGCTCGCATCGCTTGTACTGCCGGTTGGTGTTGCCACCGCCGATCAGCTGCATCTCGATGATGGTCTCCGCGTTGGCCCTGTTGAGCGGGCCGACGAGCAGGAGCCGCGGAACCATCCCCAATGGTTGGCCGTCGGGCCTGGCGCGCATCTCCAGGTGCTGGCAGGCGATGTCGAAGTTGCCCGCCGTCAGCGGCAGATGCTCCAGGTTGTCCCAGCCCTGGCCGCCCGGCCAGGCGTGGTCATTGCTGAAGATGTTCTGCCCGTCCGGCAGCCACACCGTGGTAAACCCGTTCATGAGGCAGCGGGCCACGTTGCGGTAGGGATGCGTCTTGGTCGCCTCGCCGAGCTCGCGGATCGCGTTCTCGTAGACGCCGATCTGATCGTTAAGGATGTGCAGCCTCTTGACCGGGATCGCGCCGTCGAAGAGAATCGGCTTGGCCCGCTGGAGCATCTCCCACATGTTGATCATGTGGAGTTCATCGAGGTGTTCCTCGAGGTCGCCGAGCAGCCCGCTGGCGGGATACTCATCGGTTGTGGTTATGGCTCGATCTTGATAGACCAGCCGGCCGATCTCCGGAGTGGCGGTCTCCGAGAGCGCGTCCATATAGATCTTCTTCAGCCCCAGGAAGAGGCTGGTCAGTGCTTGAAGCGTGATCTCCATGGATCATTTAGCCTCCAGCAAGAGATTGGGCGCGTGACCCCGCCACCGGAGCGACGGGGCCCTCGCCCCGATTGTTACGCCTGTGCCGTGGTGGTCGTGGTCAACTCGTCACCCCAGTCGAAGGGTTCCCCACCGAGCTCGATCTCGACCTCGTCGCTGTCGAAGTCAGCGAGTGGGTAGGCGGCCAACGTGTCCGCCGGCAGTCTCGTGATGAACCCGGCCTGGATGTCGTGCGTCACATCCCAGCGGTGCACGGCCACGGTCTGGTTGTCGACCACGTAGACTTTGGCGTACAGCATGTCCTGCTGCGGGGTCCGGCCGTACAGCTTCATGCGGACCCGCCCCTTGGTCCGGCACAGGACGTGGATGTCGCCGTCCGAGCCGCCCGTATTGTCGTAGCTGGCCCTTCCGGGGTTGTCGGGATCGCTCTCGACGAGAACGCATCCCTTGTAGCCGTCTGCGTCGTCAGCATCGACGAGATAGCCGTCGCCGTCGACGCACGCCAGACAGCCGGGATAGACCACGGCGTCGGCCGCCAGCGGGATCAGCAGCGTATCGCGCTCGTGCTGGTACCACGTGTTCCGGGATTGAGTTACAGCTGTCATGAATCCGTCTCCTCTGTGTCGATTTGTTGTCGCCGGCTACGGGCGGGCTCCCTGGGTCAGCGGCGCTCTTTGGCGAGGAAGCTCGCGAACCCTCCTTCGTCGATGCCGAGCACCTCCGCCACGTGCCGATCCGTATCGGACAGGCGAGGCTCTTTGGCCGTGCTGCGGCCGCTGAAGTCCGTGGCCGCGTTGAGCACCGGCTGCAGCTCCGCGATGGCCGCGCGGGCGGCGTCCAGGTTTTGCTCCGCCGCGTTGAGCCAGAAGTCGCGCTGGGCCGGCGGGATCTTGCCGGCGGTCACCGCGGTCTCCACCAGCTCTTCCGCCTCGCTCATGCGGTGCACGTCCTGCAGCCCGCCGATGGCATTGAGCACCTCGCCCTCGGTCGAGTCCGCCGCCAGGCCGAGCTTGGCGCGCACGGCCGCCAGACCGGCGCCCGCCCGCAGCTTGAACAGCGCCGCCATCACGGCCGTCTCGTCGGCGTCCGGCTGCACGCCCAGGGCGTTCGCCACGGACTCCGGCACGGTCTCTTGCGCCTCCTCTTCCTCCTCCACCGGCGCGGCGAATTGGGCCATGATGGCCTCGGCCACCGCCTTGTCATCCTGCGCCTCGCCCAGCCCGAGCCTGGAGGCGACCTGCTCGGGCTCGAGTGCGAGAGCCGCTGCGATGAGACTGAGCAGTTGCATGCTCTTGCCTCCTCCGCTTGAGACGTCGTCGGCGGCCCCATCCGTAGGGCCGCTCGTCGCGTTCAACGCCATCAGTTCCGTCATGAATGGCGTGTTGGTCAGGGCCACGTGGTCGATCCGCATCGGCACCGGCTCGCCGGTCAGCCGATCCGGCCGGTCGAAGCCGAACGCCGGACTCACGTAGCGGTACTCCCGCTCGCCGATGCTGTTGCGGGCCTCGGTGGTCCAGAGCACCCGCGCCCACAGCTCCTCGCCGCCGGCGCGCAGCTCCATCTCCTGGATCCAGCCGGCCGCCGGCGCCCGCTGTGCCAGCATGGGCACGGCCACGGTCGCGTGGTGGTAGTCGATCACCAGGTCCGTGCTGTTGGCCGCGAAGTGGCGGACGAAGTAGTCCAGGGCTGAGCGCAGCCGCTCCGGCGTGATGATCTCCGGACCGCGCGGATGCCCGCGCCAGGTGCCCGTGCGGGCGATCATGATCCAGTCCGGCACGTCCGCCGGGATCTCGGCGTTCAGCAGCAGTTCAGGCATCGGTTGATTCCTCCGTGTCTTCGAGGGGCACCCGCCCTCGCGCGGCGCCTTTGACGCTGAGCGGCTGGTCGACCACCAGCATCCAGGCATTTTCTGATCGGAGTCGCTCTTCATCGGTGAGTTCTGTCGACTGTCCGGTCTCCGCTCTCATGGCAGCAACTCCAAAGTGATCTCGATGACGTCCTGCCCGCTGATCTTCCGCTTGCGCTGTCCGGTCGCTTGGTAGCGCAAGCCTGCGGGGGTCACGATTTCCTTCTCACTCGGGAGCGTGCTGAGCTTCTGTAGGTCAAGGCCGGGGATCGGCTTGCCGGTCGACTTCAACTTTAGAACGACCCCATACTCTCCGGCAGAACCGCTGACCGCGAAGCCTTCCGCCACCCGCCCATCTTCGCTGAAGCTTTGGAGGAACGGGATCTCCCCCTTCGCCCCCTTTCCAAACGCATCTAGAAAAGCCTTCCGCTCTCGGGGCGACTGGAAGTTGAGACCCCGATGCAGTTCGGTGCCATCCTTGCCGCGCACGGCCAAGTCTTGTAGCCGGTTTTGGATATCGACCGCGCGTTGACTCGTACCGCGCCGGATCGCGTCATAGGACCCGGCCGTCCAGCGGTCGATGGCGCCCAGCAAAGCATGTGCTTGCTCGGCGTCCCAACCCTTGCTGGTGAGCGCCTTCTCCAGTCCTTGTCGGTTCTTCGCGCCAGCCGCGCTCGACTTGGAGCCCGGCAACCCCGCAATGACCGCATGGACTTCGCTGATCTGTTCGCCATTCAGATCGCTGAGAAGTTTCGGGAGGCCCTCTTGGGGTTCACGGGGGCTTGTCAAGTCGGGCGTTTGAAGCGCCGAACCGCGCAGATCAAGGCCGACGCGAGGGAGGCGATTCAGCATCTTGGCATCGCGATGACCCGCATCCGTGCGCGGGGCCCAGCCCTCGGACTCGAGCCCGAAGGCGTCGTTTCGGTCGAAAGTCCAGTCGGGATTCGCCGGTGCCTTGAGCGGCTCCAGGTTCTCGCGGCGGGCCATCTCGGGCTTGAGCCGGCGGACGGCCTCCTTGAACTCCGCTTCGCCGTAGACCTGGTCCTGCAGCAACAGGGCGGCCTGGTAGCGGGCGGCCTCCTCGGCATCGTCCGCCACGGCCAGGCCCTCCATCTCCAGCTCGTCCGGCCCGAGCGTGGTGAACGTGCACCGGCAGCCGAACTTCCGCGGCGGGGCGTACTTGTTCCACCACGGATCGGTCAGCAGCTTGACGATGCCGTCCAGGGCGGCGTGGTGGGGCCGGACGCGTTCGTCGCCGGCCGTGTGGTACTGGCCGTAGGGCCTCTGCGCGAGCGTCCGCTGGCCCTTGATCCAACGGTCCGCGGCGTACGCGCTGTAACGGTTCTGCCGCTCGACGAGCCGCGCATGGGCCGCGCTGATCTGCCCCTCCTCCGGGGTCTGTCCACCGGGCACGGCCAGGTCCAGCGCCTCCAGCCGCCCCAGAAACTCGTTCGCCGTCTCGCCGGAGCGGAAAGTGCGGAGCAGTTGATCCGCAACGCGCGCCGTGGACTCCTGACTCAAGCCTGAGACGAACCCCCTGATTCAGGACCGATCCGGTGTCGATTCCGGCGTTGAGCAGGGGGCCTGCAACGGCGTTGTTCGCCGCCTGCACGGGCGTTGCAAGGGCCGCCATGGCGGGCGGCACGATCAGCTCCTCGTCGGGCTCCGGCTCGGGGATGCCCAGGCGCTCCTGCGCCCACCGCTGGCTCACGTGGATGCCCGTCTCGACGGCCGTCTTGATCGTCGCCGCCAGCTCCTGGAGGTTCTCGGGCTTCTCAACGATGATGTTCCACAGCGGCACCGGCGCGTTCGGCCCCCGGTTCAGGCGCACGATGGGCCGCAGGAACTGCTCCGTCATCGTGTGCTCCAGGCCCTTCGCGTCGGACTCGATCAGATCCCAGCGCACCTGGTTGTGGACCTCGCCCAGGGCATAGGAGCCGCCGCCCTCACCGCCGCTGGTCAGGGTCTGGCCCAGAATGGCAATGGTCAGCTCGCGCCCGGCCTTCTCCAGAATGGCCTGGTAGATGGCCCCCTCGCCGTGCTGCGCGCTCGGAAAGTTGATCTCGTTGCCGCCCTGGATCACGGCGGCGTAGTCCTGGCCGAGGGCCTGGACGGCCGCCCAGAGCCCGCGCGCTTCGGCGCTGTCCCAGGCCACGCCCTCGCGCAGGATCCCGATGCGCGGAGGCATGCCGTAGACCTCCGCCAGCGCCATCCAATCCTTCCAGGAGTAGTGCCGGACGATGAAGGCCCGCACGCAGCTGCGCATCAGGCTGGTGCGCCATTCGAATCCGCTCTGGGCGCGGGAGCGATGCACGATGAAGTTGTAGGGGTTCATCGCGGCGGGGTCGGCGCCGACGTCGCCCCGGATCAGCAACGTCCGCCCGTCGTCGGCCAGGGCGAACCACCGCTGGGGCCGGTAGCGCAGATCGACGGGCCGCCACTCCGCGCGGCTCATCTGCCACATGATTTCGAGCACGCTGAAGCCCTTGCCCGTGGCGTCGAGCGCGTCGAAGATGGCGTCCTGGATGCCGGGCATCCCCGCCACAACCTCCTCGCAGAGCGCCACGCTTTGCTCGGCGGCCGCCACGTCGCGGTCCGGCGTCTTGGGGTCGACCACGATGCTCCAGTCGCAGCGCGTCACGCCCGCCTTGCGCGTGCGCAGGTGGGCCGCCAGCTCGCCGTCCCGCTCCTCCATCAGCTCGAACAGCTCGCACTGGGCCTCGATGTCGCCGTTCTCGGCGTCCAGCAGCAGCGTTTTGATCGACGTGGGCGTCAGGGCGTCCAGATCGCTCTCCCGCTGCACGCGCCGGCCGCCCCAGTTCTCGGTGGCCTCGGCCTGCGGTTTCGTCTCGGGACGCAGCCGGCCCGTGGCAAGCATGTCGGCCCACTTGCTGATCTGTTGGTCGGTGGCCATCAGAGGACCCCGCTCAGGTCACGCCGCTTGCGCAGCGACTTGTAGCCCACGTCGGTCGAGGCCGGGCGGTAGGCGCCGGGCAGCATCTCCGTGCAGCCGGCCGTCGCGTCGGGACCGTCCGCAAACCCGTCCGGGTAGCTCAGGAACTGATCGATCAGTGTCTTCATGCCCTCGTGCGGGTGCTCGGGCCAGAGCCAGCGGCCCGTCTCCATCTCGGGGCAGAGGCTCTCGATCCGCAGGTCTTTGGGCCGCGAATGGTGCACGTAGCGGGCAGGGATGCGCAGCCGCCGTCGCTCCTCCTCGATCTCCAGCAGCGGCCGGATCAGGGCGTAGCCGCCGTTGCCCTCGATGCCGATGGCGCGCGGCCGATGCTGCGTCTGGCAGCGGAACAGCCGGTCGACCATCTCCGACGGCGAGCCCCGGCTGATCCAGGCGTCCAGCACGTAGCGCTCGCCCGTCTTGCGGTCGCAGCCAATCACCACGAGCGCGCGCGGGCAGCCGGTCGGCGCCTCGCTGATGGCCGGGTCGAGGAAGGCCACGCGGTCGAGCTGGTCGGGATCCAGCTCGCGCTTCTTATAACGGCGGCCGAACCAGTCCGGCTGGAACGGCTTGCTGGGATCGTCGGCGGTGAGGGCGAAGTTGCGATTCCAGTTGCGCAGGCCCTGCACCGCACGAGTGCGGCTCAGCTCCTCGTCGGGGAAGCGCTCGGGCCAGACGCTGGCGCCCGATTCATCCAGGGCCGACCGGCGGAAGTAGCGCGCCAGCGGCCGGCCCGTGTCGTCGGTCTTCTCGGCCGTGCGCCGCGCGCGCTCCAGCATGCAATCCGGCCCGAACATGGTGCCCAGGACCGTGAATCTGAAGATTTTTGGCTCCAGGGCCGGATAGACCCCATCCATGAGCCAGTCCCACAATTGCTGCTCGCGCCGCGGGTTGCGGGCCAGCTCGGCGTGCTCTAGGTCGTCGCCCACAAACTCCAGCGGCCGGTGCGGACCCGAGCGCCGTCCGCGCGGGCTCATGCCGATGCCGAACGCCTCAAACTTGCAGTGCTGGAGGGCCCACCGGCCGTCGTCGCCGCGCTGTCGGGCGCCCAGCTCCACAAGCCAATCGCCCTCGTCGCCGTCGCAACGAAGGGCCTCGCCATAGTCGCAACGGATCCGCGGGTTGTGCTCGAGCTCGATCCGCACGTAGTCCATGTTCTGGGCGGCCAGATCCCTGACGGCCGCGCCGTACAGCCAGTAGGGGACGCTGCGTTGCAGCGTGCGCCAGAGCGGCCGGGCGAGGGCCAGGATTACACTCTTGCCGAAGCCACGGAACGCGCAGACAAACGTGGGCATGCCGGGCTCGCCCACCGCCTCCACCATGCGCTCGTGCGCCGGCGTGAAGGGCGCCCCGAAGTAGTGGGGCAGGTACGTCCGGCACCACTCGAAGAAGGGCAGGGCCCGGCGGGCGTCGCGCGCCTCGTCGGACAAGTCCTCGAACGGCCGGGCCTCGCGGTCCAGCAGCTCCAGGATCCGCTGCCGTTTCTGCTCATGTAGCCGGCTCCACTTCGCCACGCGCGCTCACTCCTCGTGTCGGGCGTCGAGTTCGGCGATCTTCTGCTGCAGCTTGCGCAGGTCAACGGCCTTGCCGATGTAGGCCGCGCGCAGATCGTGCACCTTGGCCAGAATCGTCTCAACCCCGTCATACGTGGCCCCCAGCAGCCCGGATGCTTCATCCAGGGCGTTGGCCGCCGCCTCGAAGGCCGCGCGGAGTTCCGGGGCGGATCCGGTCGGCGCGGGGCGCGCCACGCGTCGCGTTCGCCGAGTCCGCTTTGGCCCGTGCATGCGGGCCTGGTGCACCTTGAGGCCCTGCGCCGTCCCGAACGTCTTGCCGCAGACGTCGCAGATGTACGTGCCTGTCTCTTCGTCCATTTCGATCCTCCCTTGCCTTTTGCCCATCGGATCCGCCGCGCAAGCAGCGGTCTGATGGCCCACGTCCGCAGCCGGCCGGGCCGGCTATGCGATCAGGGCCCGCAGGTCGCGGGCGAAGCGCTCGAGCTCGCGCAGCCGCTCGACGGCGCCGGCGTACGTGTCCGCCGCCGCGCGCACGACGCCGGGGTCCACGTTCGCCAGGGCCGTCAGGCCGCTCGCCTCGCGCACCAGGTCCTCCTGCGCGTGCCGGGCCTGCGCCTCGGCCTGCTCCCGTCGGTCCCGAATCTCCACCAACAGTTTCTCAACCGCCTCCCTGTCAGCCATCATGCCTCCGATCACAGAGCTCTTTCGTCACGAATAGGCTCCGCTCTTGCCGCAGCTCCGCCTTGATCCCCTTCACCTCCTCGATCAGCACGTCGATCCGCGCGGCCAGGACGGGCATCCTTTCGATGGGTTTGTCCCCCTTCTCCAGTCGCCGCTCCGCGTGGCTCAGGCGATCCTCGACGCGCTGACGCCACGACCCGAGCCGGTAGGCGACCGTCCAGCCCCCGATGAATCCGCCCGCCAGGGCGGACAGGGCCGAGAACACGAGCTGGATCCAGATCATGGCAGGTGGCTCCGCTTGAGGTGGGAGAGGTACGCCTCGATCAGGCGGCGCAGCACGGCCAGGTCCTCGTCGGTCGCCTGCTCCGCCGCCCAGAGGGCAAACTCGTGGAGAGTGCCAAGGGTCGTGGAGAGGTCGCCCACACGCGCCCGCACCTTCTCCAGCACGTTCGAGACCTTCTGCAGCACGTCGGCCCAGGCGCCGGGCTCCATGTCCTGGCTCTCGGCCACCTGGATCAGGCGGGTCTCCAGCAGCGTGATGAGCGCGTGGGGATCCTTGCGGCGGCGGGTCTCGCGGCGGGCATCCCAATCGGCCGACGTCTCGGCGTCCCCGCGTTTCCAGCGGTACAGCGTGCCGGGGCTCACGCCGAGGGCTTCGGCCACCTCATCGATGGTCGAGCCGGCTGCGTACAGCGCCCGCGCCTGCGGTAGGAGCGACTGCCGGGATCCGGCCATGTCGCGAACGCGCCTCCAATCTGTGGCAGGTCTCGCGGCCCGGTTCGGACCGGCTCAGAGCCGGTTCTGACCGGGCACAACCCGATATAGATGGGTGCGAGCCTACCACAGCCCAGATGCGCCGTGTTTTGCTGCCGTTGCTCCCGGCGCAAAGTATGCAAGAATCTTGCGCGTTCACAAAAAAACTCCGGATTCCCTCTTGACAGATGCCATGCCATCTGGTAAGATATAGGCATGAAACGGAGAGGGACAAACGGGCAACTCAAGCAGGAGGGAAGGATGATGGCGGAGGAGCCGACATATGGCGGGACGCTGACGTGGACCGAGGATGCGGGCCGCTGCACCTCCAGTTGTTACTGGCGCATCGATCCAGATGGCGGGGCGAGACTCTACTGGGGATTCGGCGATGTGATCCGCGACATGGCCACGCTCCGCGCGCGCACCAGCCCCGATGTGCAGATACTCACCTGGAGCGGCGTACCCGATTCCGCCCGCCAGGCGATCATAGCCGCAGGCTGGGCCATACCATATGCCACTCACGCAGAGCAGGTGGCGGCCGATGCCGCCACGTGGGCGCGCATCGATGCCAATCTGCGCGCACAGAGGGAGGCCCGCTCCGGCGGGCAGCGCCTCGATGCTACACCCCCATGCTCCGATCCCATCACTCCCGAGGTGGACCAGCTCAGGGTGGATCGCGATGGGCACGCAGTCATCGCATGCCGCATCCGCTCGGCCGGGTACGGAGCGTTGGAGGACTCGGATATCGAGATGGTCCTGCGCGAGCAGGGAGCCGAGATCCACTACGCGGCTGATGCCCTCTCCGCGGGAGCATACGTGGGCACCATCACGGTCGGCGCACTCACCGAAATCTGCTACGACCTCGGTGGCGGGCGGCACTACATGTACGTCGTGGGCCACAGTCTGGGTGATACTTGGTATCAGGCGTGGTGGGTGTCGGGCAGACGGTACACGGCGGCCGCAGCGGCCGATATCATCGAGGCCGCGCAGCGCTTAGCCCACCATGCGGCTACTGATCGAGAGGAGGAATGATCCATGCCCAGGGCCTACATCAGGATAGTCCCGGCCTATGATCCTGAGCGCGCCGCACAGCAGGCCGAGGCCGAGGCCTCACTGGCGCACCGGGAGATCATGCGCATCCGGCCCCGGATTGTTCATCTCGACATGACCGGGCATAGCGAGCGGTGGTGTCATGCGGCGATGAGCACAGATGAATCGACCTGGCGCGAGTATGGCCGCGCGCAAGCCGATCATCGGGCAGCCATCAAGGCCGCAGCCGATGCGCGCGCGAGACCGTATCGGCCGCCCTATGCCGAGATCGAATGCGCCCAGGCCTACGATATTCGCCATGAGCTCAAGGCGCGCGGCTACCGGTTCGGGGATATCTATGCCGATGGCGTGCCGATGGCTTTCCTCGAATTGGTCCACCCCCAGAAGGGCTGGATCAAGAAGATCGATTTGCCAGGCGATCCCCCCGCCACCGAGGCGCAGGCACGGGCACTCATACAGCCCGCCCTCGATGAGGTGGAGGCCCTGCGCGCATTGGGCGTAGAAATCGTGGAGCTGCCGGGCATTGATTTCGGGGCAGCCATCAATCGAGGGCGCCCCGACTTGGCCGGCCTCGCCTGAGGAAGATCGGCCATACTTAGTGCGGGGCTCGCTCCCTCGCATGCAGCACCAGCCCCGGATCGTGCAGGGAGCAACACAGCGAAGGGGGAAAAGACATGGAAGACGTTGGAAAGAGGTTGAGACAGGTTCGCGAGGCGAGGGGCATGACGCTCCCCCAGGCCGCCATGAAGATGGGCGTCTCTCCGGGCTCCGTGCACCGATGGGAGACCGGCAAGGTCAAGCCGAGCCCGATGGCCCGCGAGAAGATCGAGGCCTACATCGCCGGCTCCACGTCGGCGATCAAGCGCCCGTAGCGGTCGCGGGCGTAGGGAGTCACTTTCACGCGCTTCCCGAGCAGGCGGGCCTCCAGGCCCGCCTTCGCTTCGGCCCCGCCCGGTTCATCCATCTCGGGCGCGTCGATGCGCCGCAGCCGCACGCGTGTCCGGATCCCACCGTTATCGACGATTTCAAGCGTGTCGCCGTCAATCACCCGCCTGACCCGGTAGGGCGAGCGATCCGCCCTAACCCGCTCGGTCGTGCTCCGCAAGCCCTCCAGCGCGACCTCGAACCGGGCATCGGCCTCCCGCACCATGCGGTCCGCCTCGGCCCGGTCACGCGCGGCACGGTCGGCGCTTTGCGCCCGGAGATCGTCAGCGAGTTGCTGGATCCCGGCGCCCGCCTCGTAGAGGGCTCGCCCAACTTCCTGCTGCATTGCCGCTGCTGCGGCCTCGGCCTGGGCCTGGGCGGCGTCAGCTCGCGCGCGCTTCGCCGCCTCTGCTGCTGAGTCGAGCACAATCCAGGTGCCGTACGCGCCGAGCACCAGGCAGCACGCCAGCCCAAGACCGACCAACGCCCATCGCGTCTTCATCCGTCGTCCCCTTCCTTGCGAGAGAGACGACCTACTCCCCATCCTCCGGCCCCTCCGCGGCGCCGGGCTCGCCTTTCGGGCCATTAACAGGTCGAGCGCCAAGCCGCCGAGCCAACTCAAGAAGCAACTGTGTGTCGCTCATTACCTCATAAGTAGCGGGCGCCTCCGCGATGGCCGCCGCCTGGCGCTCTGTTAGAAACATAGGGCCGCGCCCCGTCAGCAGCCAGTTCAGGTTGACGCTGTAATGATGCGCCAGAAACACCTGCAGATCATGCGAGACGGCCTGCCCCTTCAGGATGTTATTGATGTTTTGGGGGGAGCAGCCGTACTCCTCAGCCAGTGCCTTCTGCGATAGGCCCAAGGCCTCAATCAAGTCACGAAACCGGTCCCCGATGTTCATCCAGTCCGCCTCGCTTGAAAAAAACCAATTGATCGCTTGACATGACTCCAGTCAGGCTGTATCATGGCGGCTGTTCGATTAAGCACAGGCAGCGAGGATACCGGAAATGCCCCAAACTGTCAACCCCCCAGCGCCCATCACGCCGGCCACGGTCCGCGCCTACATGGCCCGCTACGACATCCGCTACCGCGACATCGCCCGCCTCCGGGGCAGCGGGCCGGCGGCGGTGCGCATGGCCGTCCGCGCCGACCTGACCGGCCGGCCCATCAGCCAGCGGCTGCTCCGGGAGATCCTGGACGCCGCCAACGTGATCCTGCTCGAACGGGAGGAGAAGGCAGCATGAACAAGCTGTGCAGCACCTGTGGCGCGCCGGAAGGCCCCTGGCTCACCACGTCCGAAGCGGCAAAGGCTATCGGATGCTCGCTCCAGACCATCCGCAACCTGATCGGCCGGGGCGAGCTCGAGGCGATCCGCCTCGTGCGGCAGTTCCGCGTCCGCCACGAGAGCGTCCATGCTTACCTCGCCTGCCACGGCGAGGGCGACGACGGCCGGAGGCGCGCCTGATGCGCTACCTGTCCTACGACGAAGCCGCCGACCTGCTCGGCGTGACAAGGCGGCGCATTCAGGCCCTGGTCAAGACGGGCGAGCTTCCCAGATTCTGCATAGGCGAGCGGGCCCGCAACGGACGCCCCATCCACAAGATCCCCCTGGACGCCGTCCAGGCTCGCCGCCAGCCCGAGCCTATTGTACGTACTAATGACGCCGATCCGGGCGGGCCCCACCGGGCACAATCTCCCTGCAGCCCTCCTTTGTCAAACCACGCCGAATCCCTGGATTCCACCACCTCGGCGACGAGCGCTGCACGCCCCCAGGTCCGCCCGGACCAATCCCCCGGCCAGCTCGCGCTCTTCGACGCCGGCCCCCTCGACCGCCCCGCGCATCTGCCCGAGCACATCCCCATCACGCCGGACGGGCTGCCCGACCTGCCCGCCCTGCGGCGAATGGGCCTCGACACCCACGTCCGGGAGTACGAGCGACGCTTCCGCGCCGTGAGTCGCCTGCGCTCACTGCTGGCCGAGGCGGAATACGGCCAGGTGCAGGCCGCCCGCGAGCGCGTGGCTGAGGAATATGACGTGTCCCGCCGCACGATGCGCAAGTGGCAAGCCGCGGTCGAAGCCTACGGCTGGGCCGGGCTCATGCCCGCCTGGCACTGCCATCGGGGCGAGTCCCGCGTGATCCCGGACGAACTCCAGCGGCAGATCCTGGACGCCTATGCCTATCAGGGCCGCTACAGCGTGGCCCAAATCTATGAGCGCGTCGTGGAGCCGTACTGCCGCGCGCACCGGATCGAGCAGCCGCACCCGACCACGATCCGCCGCTTCATCGAGCGCGCCGTGCCGCCGCAGGTCAAGGTGATGGCTCGCGAGGGAACGCGCGCCTGGCAGGAGCAGCACGAGGCCAAGGTCGTGCGCGATCTGGAGGCCGCCGGCGCGAACGGCTGGTGGGCCAGCGACCACCGCCTGGCCGACACGATGGTCCTGGTCTCGGACGGCCGGGGCGCCGGCTGGCCCAGCAAGGTCCGCAACGCCCTCTGTCCCTGCGGCAGCGGCGAGCTGCGCAAGCACTGCTGCAGCGTCCGTCGCCTCTGGTGGACCGTCACGGTCGACGTGGCCAGCGGAGCCTTCGTCGGCTGGCGCTTCAGCACGCAGCCGACCGCCGCCACCGTCTGCCACATGCTCCGCCAGGCCATCCTCGACTGGGGCCTGCCCGCGCACTGGATGCGCGACAACGGCAAGGAGTTCACCGCCGGCCGCCTGGACGGCCCGACCCTGGACATGAGCCAGATGCAATCCGCTGGCCGGGCGCCCGCCCTCATGCCGCCCGACGTCGAGGGCAGCACGGTCTGGGAGCAGCTCGGCGTCCTGGTCGTTACGACACTGCCCTACTCGAGCTGGTCGAAATACATCGAATCGCTGTTCGGCGCCTTCGCGCGCCGCTACGAGAACCTGCTGCCCGGCTGGACGGCGAACCGCACGACGCGCAAACCCGAGAAGTTGCGCGACGAACTGGTGCGCGGCGGGCTGCTGACGGCCGACGAGTACGTCGACCGGCTCGGAGCCATGATTCGCGAATGGAACCAGGGGCACCCGGTCGGCAGCCGGCGCTTACCCCCGGCTGCCTATTATAAGGATGTTCTGCCGCGCCGCCCCGATCCGCAGACCCTGGCCTTCCTGCTCCAGGACCTGCGCCAGGTCAAGATCCGCCAGGGCCGCATTCTGCTGGACGGCCACTTCTACATCAGCGACGAGCTGGCCATCTATAGCGGCCTGCGCGTCGACGTGCTGTGGGATCCCGGCGAGCCCCAGACCATCCTGGTCTACCCCGGCGACGGCCGCTGCATCAGTGTGGCTGAGGTCGACAAGGCCCTCTACGGCGAGTGGGGCGAGGCGAATCATGTCGTCGGCGCCGCGCGCAAGGCCCAGCGACGGTTCATCCGCGAGTGGGCCGCCGGCGTCAAGGGCGCCTGCCCCGTCGACGGCAAGGATCCCTTCGGCGCGCACCGCGCCGTCCAGCAGCGCCTCGAGACGGCCCGCCAGGCCCCCCCGCCGAAGCCGCGCGAGCTAACCGTCGCCAAGCTGGACGAACCGAAGAAACCCGAGCCGCCCCCTCGGCGGCGAACGATCTACTCCGACCGCCACGTCGACAAGGACGGCGTCGTCCGACTGGCGGAATGACCCGAGCTCAGGAGAGCGAGCATGGCCGGACCCGGTCGACCCAAGAGCCGCAAGCCGCTGGAGGAACTCTACACCGACCCCGTGAAGCGCCAGCTCGGGGAGTTCCGCAAGCTGATGGACAAGAAGGGCTGGAGCGAGCGGCGCGGCGCCCGCGTGCTCGGTTGCAGCGTCACCGTGCTGAACCGCCTGCTCCGCTTCGACTACCCGGCCGACCCCACCGACTGGATCGCCAAGATGCAGCGGCAGATCCGGCGCGAGAGCCTGCGCACCCACATGCCCGTGCAGCCGGACTTCGTTTCGACCAGTGTGGCCGAGCGCGTTGAAGATGTGCTGCGCCTGGCCCAGGTCGAGCGTGCGGTGGCCCTCATCATGGGGGGCACCGGCGTCGGGAAGACCATGGCCGTGCAGCACTACTGCGACAGCGAGCCGGACGCCGTCTACGTGGTGGCCGGGCCGGGAGCCAGCGCGGCTGCGCTCCTGAAGGTGATCGCCGGGCGGCTGGCCATCAGCATCAGCAGCAGCAGCATCCTGGCCCTCCGCCAGGCCCTCGTCGAGACCCTGGGGGGGACCGACCGCCTGCTGATCATCGACGAGGCGGACTACATGACCGAGTCCGCCCTGCAGAGCCTGCGGATCATCCGCGACGAGGCCGGGATCGGCCTGGTCATCGTCTGCACGCCCGCCTATCTGGACAAGCTGCGGGCGCGCCGTTCGAGCACAATCAACCAGTTCCTCGGGCGCGTCGACTACACCGAGACCGTGCCGGAGGCCCCGTCCGCCGACCTGGAGATGATCGCCAGTCAGTTCAAGCTCGACGATGACGCCCTGCGCGTGCTGATCGACGGATCCTGCGGCAGCGCCCGCCGCTGCCGGGCCGCCCTGGTCGCGGCGCAGCGCACGAACGGCGGCGAGTTCAGCGCCCACGGCATCGCCGAGGCCTTCAACCAGCTCATGCCGACCAGCCTGGAGGATTGACCCGTGCACTGGAGCCGACCCGCCGGCATGGCCGTCCTGCGCGCCCTGCGCCGCCACGGCTGGAGCGCCACGACGGCCGAGATCCATGAGCACACCGGCAGCCTGGCCGTCCACTCGGACGTCGCCTCGGCCCGCTGCCTGCTCGAGAACATGGGCGTTGAGGACCCCAACCGGGCCCTCACGTGCACGCTCTCGCACACGACGCCCAGCCGCCGGCGCGTGCACCGCTACGCCATCGCGGCCGGCTACGAGCGCGTGGTGCGCGACATCCTGGACGGCCGCAAGGTCCAGGCCCAACTGTTCTGAGGGAGCCGCTCATGACACAAACCCGCCGGGCGATGGCGCAGCCTCATCCACACGGCTCGCTCACGCGCGATCAGGCCGCGGCGCGACCAGCGCGGCCCGAGTCGCCCGGCGGCTACCTCTAATCAGGAGAGCACGATGGCAGCAAGCGTAGACGTGCTGGACGTGCTGGATGACCGCGAAGATCTCCGGAGCCTGCGACGCGACCTCCGCGAGGCCGCGGCGAAGATGTCCGAGGCCGAGGCCCGATTCCTCGTGGACACGTACTACTCGATGCAGAAGCGCCGCATCCGCGCCGGGAACCAGATCCGCGCGCTCGGCGAGACGGGCGAACCCCACGCCATACTGGAGCGCCTGGGCGACGCAGCCGCCGACCTCGAGCGCATGGTCAAGTCCGCCCTCGACGTCTACAGCCGCCAGTCGCCCCTGGGCGAATGGGCAAGGGCGCAGAAGGGCATCGGCCCGGTGATCGCCGCCGGCCTGCTGGCGCACATCGACCTGGACCGCGCCCGGACGGCGGGCAGCATCTGGGCCTTCGCCGGCCTGGACCCCACGAGAAAGTGGGAGCGGGGGCAGAAACGCCCCCATAACGCACAGCTTAAGACGCTCTGCTGGAAGATGGGCGAGAGCTTCGTCAAGGTGTCAGGCCACGAGGACGCATTCTACGGCCACCTCTACGCCGAGCGGAAGGTCTATGAGCAGAAGCAGAACGAGGCAGGGGCCTACGCCGAGCAGGCCGCCCGCATGCTGAAAGACCGGCCCAAGCACGCCCAGGCGGCCATCTACGCCGAGGGCAAGCTGCCGGACGGGCACCTGCACATGCGCGCCAAACGCTACGCCGTGAAGATGTTCCTGGCCCATTACTTCGAGGTGGGCAAGCTGATCCGCGGGGAAGCGCCGCCGGCGCCCTACGCCGTCGCGCACCAGGGGCACGCTCACTACGTGCCGCCGCCCGAGCCAAAGGTGTGGTAGCCAAAAGGCGAGAGGGAACCAGCGGTTCAGAGCGAGCCAGGACACATGCGGGAACCAGCGTCCGTGAGCGAGCCATGGTGTTCGAGGGAACCAGTGGCGGCGAGCGAGCCAGGCTGCACGAGGGAACCAGCAGTCATGAGCGAGCCATCTTCCGCGCGGGAACCACCGGCGTCGAGCGAGCCAAAGGTGCAGAGGGAACCAGGCCCCAGGAGCGTGCCATAGGGGCGGAGGGAACCCGGCAGGCGGAGCGAGCCACGACGATAGAGGGAACCACGGGGATTGAGCGAGCCATTGCGCACGAGGCAACCAAAAACCTCGAGCGAGCCAGGGCTTACGCGGGAACCAAGAATGATGAGCGAGCCACGAGGGCGGAGGGAACCAATTCACCGGAGCGAGCCATGAAACATGCGGGAACCAACGTGCAAGAGCGAGCCACCGTCCAAGAGGGAACCAAAGGGGACGAGCGAGCCAAAGATAGGGAGCGAACCATTAGGGCTGAGCGATCTCTCACCTTGTAGGGAGGCATTGACCATGTGCGGAAGGCACACCTATAGACGCAAGGGGCTTCCGGGCACCGGGCCGCCCAGACTCTGGCCGGCCCCCGACCGCCGCCCCGGCGACACGCCCTCCGGCATCCGGGGCGGACAGGGCCGCACCGGCCGGGACGTCGAGGACTCCGCCGAGATCGGCGGCATCCTCCTCCTGGCCTTCCTGGCCATGATCCTGTTGGCCGTCCTGTTCAACCTCTGGGCCCGGCACCTGGGACCCGAACCCCTGGAGGCAACGCCATGTACTGCGGTCTCTGCCGCTGCGAAGTAGAGGATTGGGATGGGCACAAGCACAGCCCGCGCCACCGGCGACGTGCGCGCGATCCGCTGCTCAGGTCGGCCGTGAACCTGCTGGCCAGTCTGCGCGACCTGGCCCCAGGCTGCTACCCGCACCTGGAGGCCGAAGTAGACGCCTACATCAGACAACGAGGGGAGGAAGTCGATGCGCAAAGCCAAAGCACAGCCGCTTGACCGCGAGGAGCTGGCCCGCCGGCTCTACGAGCTCGGGCGCGAGGAGCTGAAGCTCGAAGCCCTCGAGATGGAGATGAACCAGGACATCGACCGGGTGAAGAAGCGATTCGCCGGCCGCCTGGAGACCAGGCGCACCGTGATCGAGCAGTTGGCCCGCGACCTGCGCGTGGCCTGCGAGGACAGCCGGGCCGACCTGCTGCCCAAGGGGCGCAAGAGCGTCGAGACTATCTTCGGCAAGGTGGGCTGGCGCAAGCAGGGGGATCGGGTCTCGGCGCAGAAGGGCGTGAGCATGGACGCCGCCGCGAAGATCTTGCAGCTGCGCGGATTCGACGACCTGGTGCGCAGGCGCCTGGAGCCGGACAAGCCGGCCATCAAGGCGGCCATGGACGCCGGCACAATCGAGGAGACGGATCTGCGCGAGGCGGGGCTGCGCCTGGTCCGCGCCGGCGAGGATTGGTGGTACGAGGTCGACCGCCAGAGCGTGGCCGACCGCATCGGCGAGGAGGCGGCGTGAGCACTATTGCACTCGTTCGCACGATCCCGTGGGGGTGCAGCCTCTGTGGCTATGTGCACCACTATAGCCCTGGCTACACTCGCAAACGCCCGCCGGTCTGCCCAGTCTGTGGATTCAAGCTGGCACAGATAGCCAGAAAGACCGGCCAAGATCTCGATTTGTCGCATACATGCCCTGGTTGTGGTGGCGGTCCTATCGGCCCGGATTGCCACGGTGATGCGATCCTAAACCGTTTCTGGTGTCTGGGGTGCTGGGCAAAAAGGGAGCGGGCCATCGAGGAGGTCACATAGGTGCCCAGCGTGGCCAAGCTCAGGCGCACCTGGTTCGCCCTGCTGCGGGAAGCGGGCATTGACCAGGAAGACCGCCACTGGCTCCAGGAGGAGCTGACCGGCAAGCCATCCACGCGCGATTGGACGCCCAGGGACTGGGATCGCGCCATCGCCGCCCTGCAGCGCGACCTGGGCCAACATCACGACCGCCACGCGCACGTGCGGGAGGAGAAGGATAGGGGCCTGGCCGCCACACCGGGCGAGTGGTGCACGGATGCCCAGGCCCGCTACATCACCGACCTGGCCGACCGTGTGGAGTGGCGGATCGGGCCGGTGGCCTACGTCTGCCGGGTGATCCTGCGCGGCGACGCCAAGGCCCTGCGACGCGAGCGGCTGAGGCGAAACGAGGCCGGGGGCAACACCGGCCCCGAGCTCTGGAAGACCCTGACGCGCCAGGAGGCCGACCTGACCATCCAGGCCATGCGCAAAGCGGCCCGCGTCTATCCACGGGAGGAGACAATCGATGCTGCGCGCTGAGGTCAGCTACACGACCGAGGTCCGCCACTCGGGCGCGACCGGTGGGCCCCGCTTGATCGTGCAGATCCAGTCGGAGGGTCAGGCCGGGGGCCCGGTGCTCACAGGCCGCCTCGAGCTGACAGGCATCGGCGCCCGCGACGCCGACCAAATCCAGAATGAGCTCCTCCGGCGCCTGGGCCACCGTGCAACTTTCTGCCTCGGGCCCCTGGTGGCCGGATCCCTGCTCGACAACACGAGCATTGCAGACCCGTTGAAACGCCTCTGCATGGCCTATGGCTGGAATGCCTGGGATCTGGCCAACAAGGCCGGCGTGAGCGACGTGACGGCCCGCCGAGCCCTGGAGGGCGCGCGCATCTCCAAGCCGACCCGCGAGAAGCTGCTCGCCCTTGCCATGCGTGTGACAACCCAGCCCACGCCCGGCGAGACCATCCGCCGCTACCGGGGCAATCGCCCCACACGCGTGATCGCCGAGGTATGTGATGTGTCGGAGCGAACCATCGAGGCTTGGGAGGCGGATCGGCGGCCAGTGCCGCGCGAGCTCAGGCCCGCCCTGCGCGCCGAGTTGAACCTGCCGCCGGGCACCTGGCCCGACGAACCCCATCTCGCCCTCGACATGCTCCCTCGAGACCCGGCCGAGCCGGCCAGGAGAGCGGGGTGACCGCCAAAGCCCAAGTGACACATCTGGCACCCACCACGTGACGGGCAGTCCACGCCTCCCACGTCGCTTCGCTTGCTTCGCCTGGATGCCCTGTTCGGCCCGCTCAGGCGTCATGTGACCCCGCGCGGGATGACCTCCTGAGCCTCTCTCGGCCCGTTCTCGCCCACCTATCACGATCCTAGCGACATTCTTCCACTTTCGCAACCACCCCCTTCGTCCCTCCTCGTCGCAACCTCGCCCCCACTCGCCGTATACGCCAACCCCTCCTCCCGCAAAACCCTACGCCCCCGGTCACC